GACTACATCTTTCTTGAGAGGTATCACGCTTGACAATGCAATCATCATTGTGGATGAATGTCAGAACTTGAACTTCCATGAACTAGATACAATTATGACAAGAGTTGGTCAAGATTCCAGAATTATTTTCTCTGGTGATTTCTTCCAATCTGATTTAGTAAAAAATGCAGATAAAGATGGTATGCCTAGATTTTTAGATATTATTGCAGACATGGAAGAATTTGCATCTGTAGAATTTAATATTGGCGATATTGTTCGGTCTGGTTTGGTACGAAGTTATCTAATCAGTAAGACAAAAAAAGGAGTTGAAGTATAATGGCTAAAATGTTTTCAACCGCTTCAGTTCACGAACCCATTAAGAAGGGAACTTCTATGGGAAAGAAACCTATCACTTCTACCATGAACAAACATAAACGTAGAAGTTTTAAAAAATATAGAGGACAAGGTAAATGATAAACAAAGAATACAATCGTTGTTTAGAGATGATTCTACATCATGAAGGTGGATATGTAAATCATCCCAGCGACCCAGGCGGCGAAACTAACTTAGGCGTGACTAAGAAAGTTTATGATGCATACTGTAAGAAAAACGGTCTAAGACCAAAATCTATGAGAGATTTGGAAGTAACAGATGTCGCACCTATCTACAAAACTGAATATTGGGATAGAGTAAAAGGTGATTCACTTCACCCAGCGCTTGCACTTTGTATTTTCGATTTTGGAGTAAATGCTGGAACTGGACGAGCTGCAAAGTTCATTCAAAAAATTGTCGGTACAACAGTTGATGGTGGTATCGGCCCTAACTCTCTTAAAATGATTGATGCATATGTTGAAAAACATGGTATTGATAAAACAGTTATAATCTATCAAGCCGATAGACAAAAGTATTATGAGAAGTTAAAACACTTTGATACTTTTGGTCGTGGTTGGACTAGAAGAGTTAATGAAACTACAGAAGCTGCATTAAAATTGACTTGACAAGTGTGTTAAGTTGTGGTATTATATTATAATTAAATCGTGAGGATATATTATGTTTACACACAAGCCTGTAGAGGTTACAGAACTCTCTACTAAAACCGTTAATCGCAAGCGTTTCTACGAAACTCCAGAGGGGAAACTTTACCCCTCTATCACTACCGTTTTACAAAGACGTAAGATGGAAGGTCTTATGGAGTGGAGAAAGAAAGTTGGTGATGACGTTGCAAACTATGTTGCAAGAACAGCAGCCGCAAGGGGTACGAAAGTACACCATATGTGCGAAGACTTTCTAAACAATAACTTTGATGAAGAAGTTCACAAGAAGAACTTTCTCCCATACACTTTGTTTGGACAACTTAAACCACACCTACAAGACAAAGTAGATAATATTATGTCTCAAGAATGTGGTTTATACTCTGATAAATATATGGTAGCAGGAAGAGTTGATTGTATCGGTGAATACAACGGTATACCTTCTATTATTGATTTCAAAACTTCTACAAGAGAACGAAATGATGATTGGAATGAATCTTATTACATTCAAGCATCTGCATATGCAGAGATGTTTGAAGAACGAACTGGAATTGAAATCAATCAGATTGTTATTCTAGTTGTAACAGAAGACGGAATTGTTCAAGAGTTTATCAAGACCAAACAAGACTACTTACCACTATTAGTAGAAGCGATTGACGATTTCACTACGCATTGGGAAAAAGAAAATGAGACAACTACTTAATGCATTGGTTTTATCACTTGTTATGAGTACAAGTGCGTATGCATCTACTATGAGTTACAACTCGCAAAAACCAGTAAGTTGTACTACTACTGAAAAGATGAAAGACCTTGTTGGTGGTAAATACCTTGAATTGCCATACATGAGTGGAGATGGAATTGCACCAGCGATTGATGGACAACAGTTTCTTAAAACACAAGTGATTGTTGCAGTAAATTTAGATACTAAGACTTTTAGTGTTGTAGAAATTATTAATGACAATCTCGCCTGTATTATTGCTAGTGGTAATAACTTTAGGTTCAATAAACCACCAATGGAAAAAACTAAAATCTCATGGGAGAATTAAATGTACGAGTATAAATGTAAAATCGTTAGAATAGTTGATGGAGATACAGTTGATGTTGATATTGACTTAGGATTTGGTGTTTGGATGCGAAAACAACGTATCCGAATGTATGGAATTGATACACCAGAATCTAGAACATCTGATAAGATTGAAAAGGTATATGGGAAAGCTGCAACTGCATTTTTAACAAAGTGGACTAATGCTGGTGACCTTACTTTGAAAACATTCAAAGATGGTAAAGGAAAATATGGACGTATTCTGGGTGAACTCTGGTATGGTGGTGAACATAACATCAACCAACTCTTGGTAGATAATCACCATGCAGTACGTTATCATGGTCAGTCTAAAGAAGATATTGCAGAAGAACATCTTGCAAATAGAGAAAAATTAAACTTGACAATAGAAGAGTAATCTGGTATAAATAGAACATAGTTTGATGATACGAATCAAAGGACGGGCAGGACGAGGGTGCGATACCCTCCACCTCCACCATAACTAAACCTCTACTGAGGGGGTGAAATAGGTTCGACTGACGTAGATAGAGGAGAGTAGAACTATCGGATGACTGCGTTATTGGTCAAAAACTACAAATGCAAACGATAACTTTGCGCCCGTAGATTACGCTTTAGCAGCGTAATTGTACTGAGTTTCGGTGGTGTACCTGGAAACAGAAACACCACCATTTAATTATGGAGTTTATTATGTATCGTGTGACTGGATATTTTAAAGACAAGAAAGTTGTAAGAGCTTTTATTGATTTATATGATGCAATAGATTTTAGAGATTCCGTGGATGCACATTATCCACTAAAAGTAACATTTGAAAAGGTGATAGATATGCGAGAATTTATATATGATAGTTGGAATGGTGTTATGAATATGGATAGGAATCCATTGAGACATATCCCAGATTTAAGTACAAGACACATGGTTTTACAAATACTTGCATGGATGTGGTGCATTGTATTTTCTTTTTATGTTGGTAGTATTGTTGCATTTGGTATTAGTGCAATCGCTCACATCCTTTTACTTGCAGCTATTGTTATTACAGTAGGTACATTTGAAACTGCAAAACGTAGACCAAACTTCTTTTCTAACTTCCCTACATCTACACCTAGTCGTGCAAGAACTATGTTCTTTAATGGTAAAAGAATTAAGTTAGACCCACAAGATAAGGGTGGTGAACATGAATAAGATTAAACAGTGGTGGTATGAGACTGATAGTATTGAAATGGTTCTATTTGCAACTATATGGAGTCTGTTTGGTTACGGTGCATATGTGGTAGTGGTTGCACTCACACAAAAAATTATATGGTTATAATAGAATGACCCAGATAAATTTCAAACCTATTTTTCCTAGTCCTTTAGGGTATGTCAACTTTGGTAATGCAAATAAAGAGTTGAATAAACAGTTGATAAAGGATATGGAACAAGAAAGAAAAGAACATAATGATGGTGGTACTCGTACATTTAGAAAGAATGATGCATCATGGCAATCACTTGGATTAATGGAAGATAGGTGGGAAAGTTTTGCTACACTTAAAGAACATATACGAGATGCTTGTATACCTATTTTGAAACATAGTGGTATATCCGATACAGTTGCACCGTTTGTGAATATTGCAAATTTGTGGGGTAATATCATATTAAGTGCTGGTGGGTTTTCTAAACCACACATACATGGAAGTGGTAATACATTATGGAGTGGAGTTTATTATCCGAAAGGTGTGGAAAAGGTTGATGACTTAGATAATTTTGATGAAGAGAAAACTATTCTTAATGGGTGGGTAAGGAAAGATGGTATACTAATACTAATTGACCCATCTTATAATATCAAATCTCTAATAGCAACAGAATACGATAGTAGAGAATTTTATGGTAGTGATGTATCAATTATCCCTAGAGAGTCTTTACTTATTTTATTTCCAACATGGATGATGCATATGGTTACACCCTTGACAACGAATGAAAAAAGGTATAGTATATCCTTTGCAATTGATAAACCAAAATGAGGAACTAATGGAAGAAATAGAAGAAAAATTAATGACACCTAAAAAGTTCTCTATCGCAATAGAGAAGGTAGTTAGTGAGTCTGGTGTAACTTATATGGATGCATTATTAGATTACTGTGAGAAATATCAATTAGAACCAGAGATGATTAAACCCTTGATAACTAAATCTTTGAAAGAGAAGGTTGAGGTAGATGCGAGAAACCTTAACTATCTTCCAAAGGTTGCAACATTACCGATATAACATGGAAGCATTTGAAGCGTATAAAATATATCATGCATTAAAGTTACACTTTAACAGTGACTATGATTACACAAAGTATCATGGAAAAGCAAAAGTCACTGTTGATTCGTATCTTAAAAGAAAAGATAGACCATTTTTTGCAAAGGTAGCACGAAAGTATATCACACCAGATAATGTTACTAAGTTCTTTATTTCTAACTTTATCAAAGACCCTAAAGCTTGGGTTGGTAACTTTAGTGAAGATAACTATGCAGAGTATCGTAAGAGAGTGGAAAGTTTAAAGTATAATTATAAGAATGACTTGAATGAACTATTCAAGAACATAAAAGTTTTTGATGAACTATTTCATGTAAAAGATAAACAACACCCTTTGTTGTTAAAACAATTCCTTGCTAAAAAGGTAAGTCTAGAAACTATGTGTATATTGGAAACACTACTAGATTACTGTAAGTATTGGGATGAAGAGATTGAAGAACAATACGTTTGGAAAGAACAAAAAAAACTTATAAAAAATTACAGTTCTGTCTTGACTTTTGATAAACAATCATGTAAGATAATCACAATGTCAACTATTAAGGAGTATTTATAAATGGATGACCAAACCTCAAAGGTCTTAGGTGTTATGAAAGAAAGAGATTTCTATCATGCTAGGGTAAAAGAACTCCAGAACCGTATTAGGGTTCTTGAGTATGATAACGCAGAACTCGTAAAGAGGGATGCAGAGTTATCTGTTAGATGTAAAGAACTTGCATCTAAAACCCCATTCAAACGTCCACCAAGGAGATTTGCTCGTGGGTAGGACGTTCAAGGTATATCAAGCAAAATACCTTATTCCACAATCGGATAAGGGGCCTGCGTTTACTATAAATGCAGACCCACCTAAATTCCATACAGAACTTATCAATGAAGGTAAGTTGTGTGCATTTACCACTAGAAATACTTATGCTGAAGCGAGAGCAGAAGGTGAAGAGTATGTAAGGAGAGATGAAGTTGCAAGTCAAACTAGTTGATAAAATGGGTTCAGACCTTACAGTCGTAAATGCAGCTCGTGTATCATTTGCAAAGAAATCGGAATGGGAAGCGATTCCAGAAGGTGGTGAAATAGAAGGATTGCTTTCACTTGCAGATGAGAAACTTATCAAGTATCTTGCAAAACACAATCATTGGAGTCCATTTGGACACGCATCTATGCAGTTCCATATTAAAGCTCCAATCTTTGTTGCAAGACAACTTGTCAAACACCAAGTCGGTTTAGTGTGGAATGAAGTGTCCAGAAGGTATGTAGATGATGAACCAGAATTCTATACACCCAAAGAATGGAGACTTAAAGCCGACAACAAGAAACAAGGTTCTAGTGATGAAACCATTGAATATAATATTGATGGTGCAATACAGTTCGTAACACAGACGTATAATAACTTGTTACGAGAACAAGTAGCACCAGAGATGGCAAGAATGATTTTACCACAGAACTTGTACACCGAATGGTATTGGTCTGGTACACTAATGGCTTTCGCAAGAGTATGTAATCTGCGTTGTGCAGAAGATACTCAATGGGAAACCAGACAGATTGCAAATCAGATTGATGAAATCGGTGGAACTCTATTTGAACATTCTTGGAAAGAATTACGAAAAATGACTTGACTTTCAAGTTATTTTAGTGTATAAATAGAGTTATATATTATGAATAATGTGAAATATTTAAACATACGATAAACATATATTAACATAAGGAGAAAAATATGTCAGTTAGTACTCTACGCAAGTCCAATACATTGGACAAACTTCTAGCACAAGTTCAATCAGAAAGTGCCCCTCAAGAAAAGAAATCCTATGTGG